TTCCACCCCCTTTGCCACTCACGGTATTGCATAGTGTGAACGTCCATATTTGGTCTATTTTCTACGAACACACTATGCTTACCAATCTTTTTGAAGCCACCACCTTTATGGAACGCTTCATAACCCCACTGGTATTGAATACGCAGTGGAGCATCATACTTGCCTAGACCGTTACGCCTCACCGTTGTCCCCTTCTTCATTTTTAGGCTCGTTTACAGAAGCTATTAGCATCTTTGTGAAAGAATCCTGCGCTACACGTATCTGATCCAGCCCAAACTGCGCTTGAGCAATCTTTGCATTCAAGTCACGAATCTGATTCACCAGATACTGTTCGTTGTTTTCTAGTTCGTCATAGTCATATTCTTTACCATCAATAGTAATCATTTGTTTTTCATCATCCATTTTCATATTCTCCTTTCATATGATCATATTCTTTTTGTTTAAGTTTCTGCCATTCTTCATAACTAGGATGGCTACGTGGGGGATTGAACTGTATCCAACCATCCCCACGCTTCCACACTAACTTACCACTACGCTGCTTCGATGTCAACTACTTCACATATACCAGCAGTACAAGCTAACTCACGCCCGCCTGAAGTTGTATCCTCTTTTTCAAACTCTTGCAACAATGACCAGTTTACATTTTTTGGCATCTTTGTCAAGAACTCTTTATATGTATCTTCATCAATGTCCTGATAAGGTGCTTGTTTATATGTATGGTCATCATGTGGCAAGAAACTAATGCCAGATACTTCATCAAAGTTTTTGTACACCCATGTGCCTACTTCCATCCACTCATGTTCTTTCACAGAGATTGTAACAGATGGTTTGTGTTCACACCAATAACGCTGGTACATAAGCCACAGTTCAAGCTGTTCAATAGCTGTCATATCAGTCCGTGTCACTGCCTTTTTAGGTGACTTCATTGGGAAGCTGAACACTGTCGTGCTATCAGGCTTCATTACATCTGGCTCTGCAGGAATACCCTGTGACATAAGGAACTGTGTCAGTGGGTCTTTGTTATCGCCACGAACAGTACGAATGTAATATGGGTTGTGCCGTGCGTGAATACCAGATGCTGCATCAGTCAACTGTGACACTGTACCTGATGGCTTGACGCATGTAACAGCAGTAGACTGTGAGATGCCAATCATCTTGGCATATGCTTTGTTAGTCTCAATTGCTACATCACGTAAGTTTTCTAGGACCTGGCCTATGTTCATGCCAAGTTTAGCACTGCGTCCTGATGTAAGTTCATTATCCATGATACCTGTCAATGACACACCCAACAAACGCTCTTCCTCTGTGTTGTTCTTCCAAATCTTACGCAGATATTTAAAGTCAGTTAGTGTAGCTTGTAATGTACCAAGAATAGTGGCAAGACGAACTTTCTCTTTTAGAGTTTCCACTGTATCTGATGCACGAACAACTACCTCTGACAAGTTACAGAACTGGTATGGGCGTAAGATAATCTCACTGCAAGGGTTGCAGCCGAAGTCATGCTCAACATCACGCCGACCATTCTTTGATGCCTGCATTTTTGCAGATTGCCTATTGAATATACCACGTTCACCTGACTTTGATTCGTACAGAGATAGCCACTCACGCATGAATGTACCCATCTGTGGCTTTTCTTTATAAGCAACGCTGTTGTTTGCAAGCGCACGTTGCCCTTCATATTCCCACCACTTACCTGCTTTTGCATGACGCATTTGGTCATCATTCAGGTTGGACAGGCTGATGAGTGCGCTTCGTCTGACACCACCAACTACGACAACCTCACCAATTTTACACATGATGTCGTGACATTCGATTGGATACAAGCGGCGACCCGCAGCACCCTTGAACTTTTGAATACAAAACTCAAATAGTTCAACAAGGGGCTGTGGACCTGACGCACGACCACCGAAAGTCTTGAGCCTTGCACCTGCAGGACGCACTTCGCTGACATCGAACTTGGGAATTTGTCCAGTGTAAAGCATAGCAATTAATTCTTTTAGTGACTTTGCCCATCCGGGGCGACTGTCACCTACTTTAATTATTGTGTCTGTATCATGGAAATCTTCATTAACTTGAGGCAGCTTGTTTACATGATGGCGTTCAACAGAGAAGCCTACACCTGTACCACACATAAGAATATACATTGTCTCATCAAATGCACGGGGATTGTCTACAGGAACATATGAACAGTTATAGCCACCAACATGACACCGATCCAATGCAGGACCAGCAGTCATAAGCGCACGCATACTTGGCATTACTTGCTGTGTAAGTACTGCCTCTTCAAGTTCAGCCCTTAATGAATCAGAAAGCTGATAGTCGTGATTGCTAGACAAGTGACTAGCCATATAGTCAAAATATCTTGATACTGTTTCATTCCATGTTTCTCTTCGCTGCTCATCTTCCTTCCATCTGGCATAACGTGAAAGTGCTATAAAATTTTGATAGTCTGTAGGTAAATAATTGTTTATCATATCTGTCACTCCTGTATTGTTTTCATACTTTTAATTTCAGCACCGTCTACATCATAAAAATACTCCCGGATACCGTCTTCTAATTCCTCACCAACATTTTCATCTGCTGGTATTGGATATTCTTCTTCGTCTACATCAAGGGTAATAAACATCTTAACTCTTATCACTTGCCATTACCTCTTCAATTAGCTTGTCTAGATACCACTGTGCTTTCTTCAAGTCTTCTAGTGGTTTTCCCTTATAGTCAAAACGCCATAGGTATTTCATTATATTACCTTGCAAGTAATATTTGAACCCATCACCAGTGGCAGCAGAGATAGCTTGAACACACTCAATGCCTGTCTGATTATAATGTGGTGGGCTATTGACCATATCAACTGCATCTTCAGAAGGCCACATTTGTTTACTGTCTGATTGTTCCATAGCTTGTTTCATAAATGTTTCATGTCTCATGCGTTCCCCTTTGTCTTAAAATCAATTGAAATAATATTTTTATCACGAGAAACAATAGTGGGTTTTTCATCCTCGTAGTCATCTTCTAACACAACTTCAACAACACTGTCAACAACATTCACAACATAATCATGTACCATATCTCTTATTTTTTCATTATTTTCCATAATCGGAACTGTTGATGCCATCATTTTACAGAAATGCATAATTTGAAAATAGTCATCATCACTAAATGTATTTTCTGGTTGTGAAATTATTGATATATCAATCTCCCCATTCCAAGAGCCATCATTATTTTCATAAGGACGTACACGTATTATCATATCATTATCGTCAATCATAGCTAAATCTTTTTGTTTCATGTTACTTTCTCCTTTTTATCTTGCTTCCGCTAAATGCAATAAACTTTGGATGATTGTTTTTACCCTTCTCCTTAAGCCAGTCTTCTGGAATGATGCGATCATAATATCTGAATCCATATTTAATGCACCACTCACCATAAGAAGACTTTGCACCTTTGCGTAGTTTTCGTCTACTGTTTTCAAAAACAAAACGAATGTCAAGTTTAGGATGCTGTCTTTTGATAGCTAAATGTTTACGTCTATCTGCAGCAGTGAACATGCCTTTTGTTTCTATGATGATACCGTTTTTTAACACAAAGTCTGGTGTGTAGGTGCGGTAGGCTAGGTCTTCCCATTCAATCTTAATGCATTCATAATCAAAATCTACATTAAGTTCTTTAAGAAACTTTGAAAGGGATAGCTCTAGCCCACTGCGATAACCATACTTACGTGCGGCACGAAATTGTTTTGCGTTATGCGGCATTATATTCTTCTGCCAGTTTGATATATGCCACTGTCTTTGGCTCCTTTGCTTGAGACTTTACGGCTGGCAACTCTTTCATATCAGGCCAACAATCATGCCTGTAAGAACAGAATGTGCAGTTCTTGTTCAAAACAAGATTGCCTGTTTCCTTCCCCCTAAACTTTTCAGGTACTGGCTCAAAGCATCGTTTAAACTCGTTTACTTCAAGCGTCTGAATAGTCTTTTCTACTTTGTTTAATTCTTCTTCAATATCAAGACCTGTAGCTGGTACATATTTAAATTCACCAGTTGCTTTATTGACTACCCACCAGCCACCAGCATTTTTACCTGATGCCTTTGCGTAACCAGCAAGCTGCGCTACATACCCAAATCCGTCTGACTCTTTTAATGTTTCAAAAGAATCAAACTTGTTGCTATAAGACCAATTAGATGCGGATTTAATATCATCAACAGAACCATTAATAGCAATATCATATGTTCCGTTAATGGATGTGCTATCCAAGTCCAGAGTGACGCTATCGGAATCTTCATATTTTACTCCTGCTTCTTTTAATATACCTTTGAAGACAGCCTCTACGATGTCTCCAATCATCATGTTCATTACGAATGTGGTAGGTAAAGGTAGGGCAACTTCAGGTTTGTTTTTCTCATACCATAATTGGCAAGATGGTCTGCCAATGTTTGACATGCGTAACCTAAAGTCGCCCCGGCTTTTGCCACCAGCAAACTGGCGGGTAAGAGCCTCTGCTACATCCGTAGCAACCTGTTTAATAGTTGCTTCAGACATAGTGGTTTTACCACCTACTGCATCTTCCATGTATTGGTGCAGTGCCAGTTCAGCTGGGTGCTTCATTATGCTACCTCTTCATCAATATCAATGTCTACCATACCATCAACGACATCAATATCATCATCACTCATTTCATCCTTTGCTTTCTCTGCCCATGTGTTAATGATGTATGTGTTGTAATTATCTACCCAACCCATAAAATCTGCAAACATGTTTTGCTCTGTATCTGTAAGAGACAGTGTGTTTGTAACATCAAGAGATACAACAGGAAGATAAAAACTACTACCGTTTGGCAGCTTACGTTCCTGCGTATTAGCAGTGATTAGATGCTGAACAGGTAAGCGTTTCAACTTGGCAAGTTTTGTAAAACTTTCACCTACCAGCTTAAAAGCATCACGATTGTCGATTTCCCAGATGAATGGTACTTCTTCAATAGTGACTGGATTACCAGAATCATCCATTGGGTCTTTCATCTCGACTGTTCCAAAAACAACACGCACACGCTTAATTTGTTTTAGAAGCTCCTGCATTTTTTCTGGAAGTGCTTTGAAGTCTTTGATGTAACCCGCAGGTTTACCACAATTAAAACCACCCTCATTATCTTTTAAGTCGATGTTAAGGTTATCAGCCATAATCGTCTTAATAAATTTGTTAGGCGATTTATCATTGCCTTTTACAAAACGCTTGTACATAAAGCGTTGCATATATGGACGAATGATAATTGAGTTAGCATAATAGTTTGGTCCATCAGGAATGTCCAAACGATATGTACCACCGTTTACTACTTCCATGTTGACTGATTTGCCATTCAATTCAGTAGTACCCATAATAGGTGTGTGGTTAATGCGCAGCCTTGCCAGTGAACTAGACTTTGATCCTGTCTCTGCCTCGCCTGCAATACCCATAGCCTTTGCCATCATAGCAAAGTTATTAGTATCAATTGTTGTAAGTTGTGTCATGTTTAAATTCTCCTTTCTTTTCTGCAAAAAGTTTCATAGTTATATCAGGATACGTCTTTCGTGTCAAGCCAGTTTTCTCCTATTTTTGATTCAAGTAGCAATGGAACATTAAATACAATTCCCCATCGTAACGTAATTAAGTTTGGTAATTCATCATTAGTCTTATTTATCAATGCGATAACTTGTTGTTCTTCATTTGGATGAACGTCAATCACAATGCTATCGTGAACACTGTTTACCACACAAGATTGCATACCGTCAAGTAGTTTTTCAATGTGTAATAAAGCTAATGGAACTATGTCTGCAGTTGCAAAGGATTGCACTGGATAGTTCTTAATCTGTGTAAAGTTTGTGATCCTACCATTTGCTTTTCTTGAGACATTTGGGAAGGCAAATTCCCGGCCACTTGGTGTACGTATTTTCTGTGTTTCTATAGCCTCTTTAGCCAATCGGGAATGCCAAGCTGCGATGCCTGTGTACTTCTCGTTGAAGTGGGTGTAGTACTCTGCTTCTGCTGGTGTTCTTCCAAAGCCTGTTGCTCCGTATAACGGTGCGAATGTATGCGCTTTCGCAGTCTGCCTATCCGTAGGTTGACCAGCGGTACTAATAACTTCAGCGGTGTATGAGTGTACATCAAATCCAGTAGATACTTCTTCAATTGCTACTCCATCCTGTGATAAAAATGCGGCAGTACGAAACTCTAGCTGCGCCATATCAGCCTCAAGTATCTTACCACCTTCAAATCGTGACACAAATACTTTCTTTACAGGAAACGTGCCGCCACGTGGCATGTTCTGCATGTTAGGATCAGCCCCGGAAAAACGACCAGTTGCTGTGCGATGCTGTAACAAGCGTACATGTAGCTTGCCATCAGATTTTGTGTGTAGATTTATACCTTCAACAAATGATGATAGGTATGTGTCAACGGCAGATAGTCTGCGCACCTTTGACAAGAACTCTACAGCATCGTCCATGCCTTTCGACCTAGCAGCACCTTCAAGTATCTCTAGGTTCTGTTTACTGGTAGTGAATCCACCTGCACTTGCCCATTTAGCTGATGGTGGTTTAAAGCCAATACCAGCAGCTTCGTTGGTGCTTACAAACTTATAGCCGCTAGTGTCACATGAAGGACACCTATTAGGCTTTGAATACGGTGTTCCATCCTTTTTCATTTTACGGATGTATCCAGTTCCTGTGCATTCACCACATTGTTCTGCTTTAGTTTTCTTCAACCTTTCTGTTCCACCCGATACAAGGCTACGAAACTCTGCATCTTTCATATACGGATCAATAGCTGTTGCCCAATATATTTTGTCTAGAACTCTACGACCATAAATAACCCAAGATAATTGTTCTGGACTATTCAGATTGATTGGTGTGTCACCCATGAGTTTACGAACATGCTTATGTAAACTATCTAGCAACTCAATTTTTTCTTGCTCAAACTCGTGCTTCACCTCTTCAAGTTTGTTTTTGTCTACAGAGAAACCTCTCTGATATATTCTAGCAAGACATACTGCTACCTGATTAGTCAGGTCAACTGTTGCCATCAAACCACTATCTGCAGGTGTATTTAGGCGATACATTAATCTGTCAGACAGTTGCTGCGTAGCATGTAAGTCAGCAGACAGATACTCTGACAATTCTGCATGTGGTATATCACGAGTGCTGTATCCCTTCTTGAAGTACTCCTTCAATGTGTCCTGCTTCTTTGTATCTAACTCATAGCGTTCAGCACATGCTTCTAGTGACAGTGGTTCTTTCTGTCCACGCTGTAGCACATACTCTGCCAGCATTGTGTCGAACACAGGCCCGTCATATTTAAAGCCGGATTCCCAAAGCCACAACAAGTCATGCGCAGCATTGTGCATAATAAGCACAGTCGCTTGGTCAAGATAATCTTGCAGTATGGTGTCAGCACCAGCCATTGCTGGACGCTCACTGTGATCAAAGGTAATCAGTTCTTCCTGCCCTTGGTCAGTGAGTAAGCCCACCATAACCAATGTATTCTCTGGCTCAAAGGGGTCAAGATGCATCTTACCACCTCTGTGTGTTACCGTATTCTCTACATCAAGTGTTAGTTTCATTGTCCATCCTATACAAAATTGTTAGTTGAATAATACTTATATTCACTATTTGTTTTATTGGCTCTATTGTGAATATTTGACATATTCTCTGACATAGATACCCATCTTAAATTACTTACAGCATAATCTAATTTATCTTCATTTATGTGATCTACATTATATCTATCTACTGGAGCAGGATTACCGACAAAAGCCATTGCACATATACGATGTATATAAATTGGTTTTGTAAACCTTCCATTATTTAGTGATATAGCTGGATATACTGCTCTACTAAATGTAGGTTGTAATATCTTACCTGTCTTTGTGTTTAGTACAAAAGGAAAGTCAGTACGACCTTCATACATAGGTAATGAATGTGTTCCACCTGTGCGATAAACACGATACTTACCTTCTGGAATTGAGGAAAGAAAAGCAGAAGAAGCAGTCAAGTCCTGTCTGCGTCTACCTTTGTCGCCAAAGTAAATAGGTGAATCCTTCAAATCAATGTACTCAATATCCGAATCCATAACTTTTTCAAACATATCTAATTGCATCATACTTCATACCTCGCTGTCTTGTAGTCAAGTTCACAATGCACTACGCCGTGCCAACCTGACAATTTGTTTTTGACTACATTGAGATGGCGTTGTGTGTCTTCTTCTTCCTGTCCATCTACCACTGGATTCTTTGCAATCAGAACCATTAAATCTGCTTCTGCTGCCTTACCAGTTCTTGAGCCTTCCATCATGCTTTGGTTCAGTAGAACCTTGCCCTCTGCATCTGCACTTAACTGTGACATGTAGAAGACAGCACACTCATGTTGCTTGGCAATCTGACGAGCGTGAACAGCGTTAGCTTTCAATGCTTCATCTTGTCGAGCGAACCCCCCTGTTCTAGCAAATTTATCACCCATGTCAAGCACTAAAATGTCTGGCTTGTAAGTTTTGCAGATTGATTCAACCCAATTCATATCACGAGAGGTGGCATCCTTAATCTTTATGCGTTCCTTTACAGGTGCGTACAAGTCTCGTGCCTTACCCGGATTTTCTTTAATCTGCCGCATTGTCATGCCTGTTGCAGCGGTCAGGTATCGTGCGCCAACACGGTGATAACCTTCCTCGTTACAGAGGATAATGCAGTTAGCACCCTGATGTGCAAAGCCACCCGGACTAGCAATTAAGCTGGCATGAAAAGATGTCTTACCTGTGTTTGGTCTAGCACCAATCTCAATCAAGTGACCTGCGTTAACACCCTCGACTTTGCGAGTGAGGCTGGCAATGTTGAATGTCCAACGTGCTTCTAGGTCATTGCGTGATAGTAGTGTGTCTATGTCAATGTCATCCCACTCCACATTTAGATTAGGCGTGAAGTCATCGCCATACTGCTCAAGTAATGTGCGTAGCTTCTCAAGGCTACTGGATGTACCAGTAACCATATCAAAACCGATGTTAGCAACATCCTCACCAACGACTTGTTGAAACAGTTTAGACAACACTTCTTGTGCTACATCACCACCCATTGGCTGTTCTTTTTTAATTTGATTGAACAGACTGCTGAAGGCTTGCTTCTGTGCCGTAGTCAGTGTTGGATTGTTGGACATAAACAATGCCTCAATCTCATCTGGTGATACGGTGCGTTCATATTTGTCCATAGCACTGTCGATGGCTTGTTTAATTCTACGCACATCTTTGCTGAACAGACGATCAGGACATCTTGCGCCACGATGGTCATCGTAGAATGGTTTGTCCATTAAACTTCTTATAAGTGATAATTCCATAGTTACTCTCCTTTCATAGTAATGTTGGCAAGGTTGGTTAAGTCTTCCTCATTACGATATTTCAAATCATCTTTTAGTCGCAGTAATTTCACGTTATTTACATAGCCTCTCAAGTCCTTTGCCATTTCCAGTGTCTTCGGAAGTGCATCCGGGTCTAGTGCAATTACTGCTGTTGAGAACTGTGAGAGATACCTTTTGTGTGTTTCGGCGAGAGACGTTCCTAACACAGCAACCCCGACAAGGAAACCGCAACCAACAACGGCGGCACTCACACAGTCCTCAACAACAACTGCGACATTACCATAACCATGTGTGTATGGCAAGCCACTATTTCCATATCTTTTCCATTTAGGTAATCTTTTTCCTAATGCACGACCTGTAGCATCTACAATAACACCATCGTGAACCACAGGAAATACAACACGAGATTCTTTTACATCGTAATGTAACCCAAGGACATTGGCATCTAACCCCCACGTGTCGCACCATCTATCCATGTGCAAGCCACCAGAACGAGGCACTACATAACTAGGCATTTCAAATGTACCTGCTGCGTATTCTTCTGCACCAGTAAAACCAGCACGAATATCATCCACAGACAATCGTACACGCTCACCACCTTTAGCGGCACAAGAAGCCTTGTAACAATTCCACACAAGACTGCCCATGTTATTGGTCACAGTAAATGTTTTATAGCCACCACAATTAGGACAGTTCATCCTTTTTGTAGTTCCATTAGGTATGTCTAATTCACTTATAGTGTTATATATATTATACATGTTATACACTCTCCTTTGCGGCACTTGTAATGCTTTTAACATGATTATTTCGCTCCGTCAATGCATAATTTGCACTTGTGAGAGTATTTTTCATGTAAGGTTTCACTGAAGATGGATTAGCATGTCCTGTTACCGACATGATTTGTCCAATACCGACACCGGCCTCAACCATTTCAGTTGTTCCAGTTCTTCGTAAGTCAGATAGACGTAGTTCATCTGGCAAACCAGCCTGCTGCATTAACTTGCGAGCATGTAACGGCAACTTTTGCAGTGAGTACGGTTTGTATTCACCACCAATTGGATTAGGACGTGGGGCAACGTAAGGTTGAAAGCCAAAGTCCTGCTCCTGCTGCTGTAACATACCAAACAAATCATCTTCGATGGGCAAATGCACCTCTGCTTTACGCTTGGATTGTTCTATGTGAACAGTTTTTGTGTTAAAATTGATGGCATCCCAAGTGAGCATTCGCATGTCACCTAAACGCTGACACCACTCGTATGCCATGTGTGCAATAAGACCGATGTTACGGGTGCTAAAATCGCCGTAGGCTGTCTCTAGCAGCTTTGCCACATCATCCCTACGCCAGACCGTCTTACGCCTCTCTGTGGAGCGTTTACGGACGTTTGC